GATGGCGCCGAGCCAGGGCTCGATCTTCTGCTTGGGGATGGTCAGTGATCCGGTTGCGAGCGACGTCATGTCGCTGCTCCTTTCGGTTACTCCGAGCGCTTGAAAATGCCGCGAGCGAACTCGCGGACGTCGTCATCGCCGGAAGTGGATGAGGTTTGGCCCTCGCGGGGCACGGTGTTGGTCTTCTTGCGCTTGTCCGACTGGCCGACGAGGCGAGTGACCTGCTTGAGTAGCAGGTCGGGCTCGGTGGCCGTCAGGAACAGCTCGGCGTCGTCCTTGTCGATCTCATGCAGGGCGACAAGGTGCGCTCGCAGTGCGTCGGCGACCTTGGCAGGCACGGTCGCCACCTCGGCGTCAGCCTTGGCGAGACGTTCCGCGACCTTCTCGGACTCCGACTTTTGCGCGTCCTCGATCTCGGCGAGCCGCTGTGCAGCGGTCGCGTTGTCCTTGGCGCGCTTCTCCTGCTCGCGAGCCTTCTGCTTCCAGAAGTCGACCGTTTCGGTCGGCTTCGTCTGCTGCTCGGTGGTGGCTTCGGCCTCGGTGGTAGTGGCCTCTGCGGTCTGCTCGGACATGCGGTGCTCCCGTTGCGGGTTGTCCCCATCCGTTTCGGTCGGGGTGGTCTTATTGGGGCCTCAGAAGGCCGGGACGACGCCGCAGTTGCAGTTGTCGTGAGCGTCGAAGTCGTAGCCCTCAGTCGTGCGGACCTCGCCATCGAGGTACTGGTCGCACCAGTCGCAGGAGCCGCCAGACCCGACGCGGACCCAGCCCTGTGCGGCGCTGTCAGTCACGGAGTTGTTGGCGACCGTCAGGCGGAGGTGGTCCGCGATGCGACGCTGCACGCCACCGAGGATGAGCGTCCGTAGCGTCGAGTCGTCTCGGGCTTGCTTGATAGAGGCGCCGACGAGCGCATGTGCCCCGCGATCGTCGGCCGGGATCGGTTCGGCGAAGTAGCGACCCCGAGCACTGGCCTTCTCGCGCTGCTGGTCGTACTACTCGGCAGCCACAGACCCGCCTGCCGCGCCATACTCGCGCACGATGGCCGGCAGAAGGTCATGGAGGGCTTCGTCTGCCGCTGCGCCATTCGCGACCAGGCGCCACAGGCGAGACAGATCGCGGTCGGCTAGGCGAACGAGTTGGACGGTCTCAGCTTGCAGCGTTGCCATCGGCGGGCTCCACCGGAGGCGTTACTGCGCGAAGCCGGTCGAGGACCGCCGAGCCAGAGGCGCGACGCTTCTCGGCCATCACGCGGCGAACCTGCTGCTCGTCGAGGCCAAGCAACTCGAGCTCAACCTCGGACATGGCGGCGGCAATCAGCGGGACGATCTTGGAGCCTGCGTCAGCCTGAGCCGACTTGGACGTGTAGCGACGGTCTCGCCACTTCGGCTCGATCGTCTGCCATTCGGGCGGGATCTCGGTCTCGCCGTTCAGGATTGCCAGCGCGCGGAGGTGTGAGCGCTTCACGGCAGGCGACCAGTCCTCGACCGCGCCGTCAGCCTCGTCGATGAGGTCGCGCTGCGAGGCGTCGTAGGCGTCAGCCGACGTCGGGTTGGCGAAGTCGGTGATCGCCAGCGACGAGTCCGGCAGCGACGACTCCCGGGCGAACAACTTGGCGAGTGCGTTCAACTGAGCCAGGTTGGGAGTCGGGGCGGAAGCGGGGAACTGCTTGATGTCGGCCCGGTCGAGGTTGTTGTCACGGGCGTTCGGGTCGTCAGCAGGCAGGTCGGGGATGCCGCGGATGCGCCCAAGTGCTGCGGCCATCGCCGCCACGTTCACATCGCCCTCGCCCTTGACGTCGTTAGCCAGCGCACCCAACAGCCAGAAGTCCGGGTAGCTATAGATGTCCATGTGACCTTCGAGCCGGATCAGCGCACGGACAGCCTGCTTCTGGAGGCCGATCAGGGGCCGAGAGATCCGCGAGGCGCCCATCGCGCGCCCAACGCGGGGCTTGTAGACCATCGCCTCAACAGGAACTCCCCACGGGTGCTCCTGGTGCTCGACATCCCACTTGCCGTCCTGCTTGACGGCGGTCACAGTGACGCCATCGAGGTAGAGCGCGAACTCGGTGATGTTGCGCTGGTCGTCGCGGTCAATGACCGAGAGCAGGTTGTCCATGCGGCGGCGGCGCGGGTTCCAGTCGCCAGTCGCGTTGAGCGCATCGCGGACGTGGATCAGCGACTCGGGCTCGTCGCCCTCGCCCGTCGTGTTCACGAGGAACGCGGGACCGTGGATCAGTGACGACACCTTGGCCGAGTTGATCTCGGAGCGGAGGTTGTTGTCGTCCCAGACCTTGCGGCCACCGAGCGCGTCGAGGTCACCGTCGGCCCACACGAACCGCTCGAGAGTGCAGCGTCGGCCGAGAGCGTCAACAGCCTTGCCCGTCCAGCCCAGAACGATGCCCATGTTGAAGTAGGCAGACGGAATTGTGTCGCCGATCCTGCGCGCGACCTCTTGGTTGTCGTAGAGGCGCTGCCGGAGCAGGTTGCGTGGCTCGCGATCCTTGAGAGTCTTGACCAGGCGGTTGACGGTGGTCTGCTCGTCGTCTGACAAGCCGGGGACGGTCAGGGTGTCAAACTGGCTCACGCCCATACCGCCTCTCATCTAGTGGCACTCGCTCTGCCTGCTCGCGCTGGGGTGCCGCTAGTCGGCTTCTCGTCGATCGTTGCCGCGACGCGGGCCAGGGTGACGGCGACCAGCGGGGCGATGTTCACGGACGGGTCCTTGCGGTCATAGCCCCAACCGCCAGCCGTTCCGATTGCGCGCTTCCGGGCGCCATCGCGTGCGTCGTTGAGCGCTTCCTGATCGGCGTGCGTCAGGCGACCGGCCTCAAGGTCTGAGACCAGTAGGCCGCAACCGCGGGCCATGTCGTTCTCGTTGCCGGTCAGGATCTTGACCTTGCGGGCACGCAGCGCCGGGATCATCGACGACGCGGGACTCTTGGCGTCGATCATCACGGGGATGCGACGACCAGCGCGGGCCACTACCCACTCGACCGCGGCCGGTTCGTCTACGCCGGCCCAGACTTCCTCGACGTGGGCTGAGGTGTCCTCGAGCCAGCACGCTCCAACGCTGATCTCGCGGCCGTGGGACATGTCGACCGCCAGCGATGCGGGCTTGGCGCCGTCGGGCGGGCCGACGTCGGAAGCCTCGCGCCACAGGGGGCCGTTGACGGGCGAGAACTGCTTGGAGAACTCATCCCACAGGCCGAAGACCTCGCGGTATACCGAGTCTTCCGTGAGGCCCTTCTTGTTCCGCAGGATCGCCCGCTCGCCAACCCTGTGCGGGAAGGACGGGTTGACCTGCCGCAGTTGCCGCCAGAACTCGTCCTCGTCGGACAGGTCGAAGCGGTTGGACGCGGCGAGCTCGACGTAGAGCACGTCGTCAGACTCACCCGTCGTCGCCTCTTGGCGAAGCATGGTGAAGACCTCGCCGTCATCGGTCGGCCGGGGCGGCGTGCCCATGCACAACACGAGCGGGTTGGCCGCCGCGTTCGTCGTCGGCAGTAGGTCATCCATCGCCTTGACGCTCGCGCGCTGGATCTCGTCGAGCACCAGCATCCCGACGTCAGCGAAGCCGACACCGAAGCCGGCCTCACGGGCGCCGAATAGGATGCGCGACCCGTTCAGGAACTCGATCTCCTGCTCGCCATTCGAGCTACGGATGCCGCCACCCTTGGCCCGCTGGTCGATGAACGCAGCCAACTCGGGCAACTTCGCCTTGGCTTTCATGGCGCGGAAGGTCTCGGTTGCGGTACGGCCGCGGTGAGCGGTCCAGATGACCGTCGTCCCGGGCTGCGTCAGGCACAGAGCGAACGCGATACACCCAACGAGGTACGTCTTGCCGACCTGTCGAGGTAGCGACATGCAGCACAGAGACGCGGCGAACATGCCGACCGCGTCCTTCGCCAGAATCAGCCGGCCCAGGTCGTCCTGCCAGTCGTCGAAGAACCAGCCGAGGTTGTTGCATGTATCCCGGACCTTCGGCCACCCCGTCGAGATCGCCGCATCGGGCGTAACGAGGTGCTTGGCGAGATCAGCTAAGCGACTCATCGGCCGTGTCCGCCACGACCGTCAGCGTCTTGTTCTCCGCAGCCTCGGCGGACTTGATGAGCGCGCGAAGCTCGCGCATCTCCACCGAGAGCGCCTTGAGGTCGGTCGGTCGGGTCTTGTCGTCGTAGAACGCGGCCTCGACTCGGGCGAGTTGCGACCGAAGAAGCTGCGATTCGGTGGGCGCCGCGTCGGCACTCCGCAGATGACGAGCAGCCACGACGCACCTCCTGCGGTCCAAAAAAGTTTGAGAGAGAGAACGCCGCCTATGCCCCGAGT